GCTCAATCGATACAACGACAAAGAACTTAAACCCACAGACTACTACTGGCGCACTTGCTTATAGATCAGCAACCGCCAATGTAAATACTGCTTTGCCATTAGGAACTGCTAATCAAGTTTTGCGAGTGAATTCTGGTGGGACAGCTCCTGAATGGGCAACAACAGCCGACCAAACACCGCTAACAACGAAGGGCGATTTATTTGGTTTTGATACGGCTGACGCAAGAATTCCAGTTGGCACTAATGGACATATTCTTACTGCCGACTCCACTCAAAGTCTTGGTCTAAAATGGGCTGCTCCTGCTGGTAGTGGTGCTAACTGGTCTTTGCTTAATGCTGGTGGAACTGCCCTTACAGGCGCAACTACAATAACTGTTTCAGGAATAAGTGGTAAAGATAAAATAATGGTAATTGTAGAAGGGGCTTCTTCGGCAAACGCTAATTCGCTTATGGGAGTTGTTTTGAATGGTGATACGAATACAGACTATTACCAATACGGCTTGAATATTTATATGCCTACTACTTATGCCGCAGCAAATTATCAACTGCAAAGCGGAGCAGCGGGCCTCATAAAATTAGCCTACGCATCCAACAATGCTGCTTCAATAGTTAGCGGATATGTCTTATTGAGCGGCTGCAATTCTAGCGGAGTAAAAGTTTTTAATTCTGTTGGTTCTGCAAATGTGGCAGGTGGCGCAAATCAAGAATGTTTTGCAATTGGTGGTTATTATGACGATGCCAGCACTATTTCTTCAGTTGCACTAAATTCTTCCACAGGTAATTTTGATGCTGGAACTCTATATATCTATACGAGTGCATAGGAGCAAAAATGTATAAAGAAAAAATTGTAAATGTAGCAACAGGTGAAGAAACTTGGCGCGATTATACGGCTAAAGAAATCAAGCAAGTAGAGGCAGCGCAAGCAGAAGCAGCCGAGAAATTACTAGAGGCCGAGGCTAAAGAAGCAGCGCGACAGGTAGTATTGACCAAGTTAGGTCTTACTGCTGAAGAAGCCCAAGCCTTACTAGGCTAAAGCACAATACAACAAGATAATGACAAGACTATGTGCAGCTGGTGTCCAATTACGGGAGCAAATCGATGACGATTATCCTGATCGCGATAGGAAGTCTGATGGCTGGATTGCTGATGCTCGGCACATTGCTAAAGGCAATTCTGACCATATACCAGCAAATGGAATCGTTAGAGCTATAGATATTGATTCTGACCTAGCAGCGCATAAAGAAGAAGCTTATGCGTTGGTTGAGAAAATTCGTAAGTGCGCCAAGAGAGGCGATAAGCGCATCAAGTATATTATCTACGATGGCAAGATTATGAGCCCAATACTGGGCTGGAAGCGGCGTAAATACTCAGGCCCTAATCCGCATCGTTCGCATTTCCATATTAGCTTCACAACTTTGGGAGACAAAGACAGCAGTTATTTTGACCTAGAAGGAGACAAGAATGAGCGACCTAAAAAAGATGGCCGAAAGCTGGGCAAAGACATTTCTAGCGACAGCACTAGCGACTTACCTAGCGGTGGGATTCGACCTCAATGCGATTGCAAATGCCGCTCTAGTGTCAGTCTTGCCTAGCATAATTAACTGGCTAAACCCTAACTACGAGCGTTACGGCAAAGTCCGATAATGGTTGCAGCTGAACTAGCAACCCTAGTTGCATCAGTTCTAGGATCAATTGCTTTACTGATTGCTGGCCTTCGCTACATAATTAAATTGGAGAATATTCCAATAGTGTCGCGCCTTGATAAAATGGAGTCTCAGCTAGAATTGGCCCTAGCGAGAGGGGTCAGAAATGGCAACGCGAAAGCGCGTAAGTAAAAAGCCAGTAAAGCGTAAGCGCACTACTAAAGAGACGCCATTAACAAAGATTGACTTCTGGGCTATCGCTGCCAATGAAGTTTATAAAGCTTGTCGCAGAGCTGGGATGGACGAAGGCACTTCTCTGGCCTTTGCTATGGATCGTAGCTCTTACCCTGATTGGATAGTGCCAGCTGATGACCCAATAAAGAAAATTGGTTGGGAAGATGGCGAGGAAGATAACTAATCTACTTTAGGGAAGTCGAGTTATTCGAGGCTCTCAAGTCGCTTTACCCAGACTTGACGCCCTTATCAGCGACCGACCGAGCAGATGGGATTACCAGCGATAGCTATATTGAACTCAAATGTCGTAGGACGCATTACGACCGCTTATTGATTGAGAAGAAGAAGTGGGATTATCTGGCCGATATAAGGGCTAGGACAGGCGCTAAGACCCTTTATATTAATGCGACACCTAAGGGCATCTACCAGTTCGACTTGGGGGCTCTAATTGAGCCTGAGTGGGTTTTGAAGAGTCTGCCGATTACAACCGATTTTAGCAACAAAGCCCATTCCGAGAGGCTATGCGGCTTCTTAGATATACGACTCGCGGACTTATTGCTTGTCTAAATAGATTTAAACAAATACATTTAGCCCGTAAATCCATTTAAGGATTACAGAACGGGAGCAAAATGATAAATAAAGTAACTCTTATTCGATTTGATTCTCAAGCAGGGGCTTGGACTGATGAGACAAATTGGGTTAAGGGATCAATAATTAGACGATTTGCTAAAGAGCGGATGGGTAAAAAGCAACTGCGAGGCCGTTTATCAAAGGCTGAGATATCTGCATATTGGCTAGATAAATATGGGGTGAGCGCAGATGTTTCCTAATTTATCTGATACGCAAGTCTTTGCAATAACCATCGGCGTTCCATTCTTCGGCCTTTACTTATGGGCTCTTTGGAGTTCAGCCAAAGCTAAAGCCTTTAATGAAGGATATAAGAGAGGGAGAGCAAGTGTCCGATACACAGAAATCATTAAATGAATGGCTCGAAAGTGCTGGAGACACACTATTCGACAGGGGCATCGAGTATGGCGACCCGAGGCACAATCTATTACGCATTTTCAAAATCAGTAAGGCACTCGGTATTCAGCTCCGAGACCCATCTGACTTGGCGCTTATTGCTATCGCGACCAAACTCTCAAGAATGGTGGAAAGTCCAGAGCGCGAAGATTCGTATCTCGATCTCATTGGATATGCCGCTATCTTGGGTCGATTACGATTTTCGACACCAGAAGATTGGGACGACATTGAGTCTGACTCGCAATCACAATAGCAATCAATACTGCGATTACTGCAAATATCGCTGGGGACAAAATAAGAACGGCTGGGATTTAAGAGCTACAACACCAGCAGTCTGGAAAGTCCAAAGCGAGACACCGCTTCGTAAAGCTCAGGTTAGGTTCTATTGCCAACCTTGCGCCGATGATGCACAGAATTGGCCAGATGGCACATTTTACTCATTAAAAGAACAGTTAGAAGATGCGATAAATGATTTCGCAGGGAGAGAGAAGTTAGATGTCGAATTACCTAGATGATTATGTGAGTGTTCAAGACCGATTAAAGGAGTTTATAAATGCTTATCCAGATTATAGAATCAAGACTCATATCTTGGCGGAGTCGCTTGTGGCTAATTGTGATGTCTATATCATTAAAACTGAGCTATATCGCACTGAAGCTGACACACACCCTTGGACTACAGGTCTATCCAGTGAGTCTAAATCCAAGCAATATGCACTGGAGCTTGCGGAAACTGGAGCGTTGGGACGCGCACTTAACCTCGCTGGATACTTCGCTAAGACTAAACAAAGCCCAAAGAAGGCAATTGAAACGACTAAGCCAGCTCTTGCGGAATTCATAAAAGAGCAACGCCCTAATGATCCTGAGCCAATTGTCTGGGATGTTACTGCTGTAGCAGATGCGCTAGGTGCTGAAATAATTGATGAGTTGCCATTATGTTCTAACGGCTGTGGGCCAATGATTCTTAAGCAAGGCACCAAGGAAGGCAAAGAATATAGAGGCTGGGTCTGCCCAGTCCCAAAGTCTGGCCATCCTGCTAAATGGATGCGTATTGGCTCGGATGGGCATTGGGTATTTCAAAAATGATTAAAGATGCACACCCTTTCCCTTGCAGTAATTGCAAGCTAGTTACTCCGCACACAGAAATTAAGCGGTATAACACTGAGGATGTCGCTGAAGCGCCTGAGGAAGTATGGTTGGTCGAGTGCCAGCGATGCTTCCTTCAGCGCATCGTTTATCCATCTGATCGCGTAGCTAGCAAAGAGGACGATATTGTGC